TTGTTTTCTAAAAAGTGCAACATCGCTTTTAACTGATGGTCGCTTATATTCGTGAATTGATACTCTATTGGAAAAGTGGCAATATTTGTGTTTGTGTTGAATCTTTGAATAAAAGAGTTCTTGTAGTCCAACTGGTCGCTCTTTAGATCAACAGATGCGTTTTGGCTTATGTCAGGCTCAAAGAAAAACGCTTGCGACCAAACTGTTGATGCGCCTGTGGGGCTATTCGCTAGGCTTGATGTGTGACCCGTAGCACAGTAGTAAAAATTGTTTAATTTATTACTGCTCACCCCTGTATAAACAATATCATACTCTTGGTAGGCTTTTCCCCCTTCCCAATCGGAACCAGTTGCATTAGTGAATGTCTGCCCCGACCAGTTCATTAAGGTTGGCGCGGTGTTACAAACAAGATCTGCCTGAACACTCATGTTTTGATTATTGACAAAATCTACAGAATACGAGGAGCAGACACCAGAAACCGCTCGATATATTCCCGAGTTGTCAATGTTTAATTCCATCGGAACTGAACCCGACTTACTCTCAAAGAAATTGGCTAGTTTTTGCGCGTTTGTTTCGCTAACTGAATATGCCACACTAAAAGTTGCACTTAGGCTATTCAACGAAAGCGGAACCATGTTGAAATAAAAATCATCAGTATCATAGATGTGATTTTTTGCCTCAAAGGAAGCCTGTGAACCGTAAGATGGAGTAAGATTTAAATCCGAAAGATCTGCTGGCGCTGTAACGCCCTCAATGTTCCTATCTCGGTTGTAAAATAGATCTTCGCTCATGCCGTATGCCCCACATATTCTTGTGTTAATATTAAATTACCCTCAGAAGAAGCGGTTAACGTTTCGCCCACTAATGATGCATTAGGCACGGAAAGGGTCGCCAAGTTTGTCCCATCTCTACCATTAATTTGCAGAATGGCGGTTTTATTCTCTTTGCCATCACCCAAAAACGAGTAACCACTGGCCAAGAAACCAGAATCAACATCGTATTGCACACTCGCGGTTATTTCCAGTGGCGGAAGGAATGATACCCCAATAGGAGATTCCGAACCCACGCTATAGTAAGGCTTGCGATTACAGCTTACGGAATAGTCCATGCCTATAACTCTGTCCGTGGTTGTGAAATCTGAAGTAACGGTCATTGAGCCTTGCGTTGGAATATCAATGGTTGGATGAGCCACATTCCCCGAAGCGCTGTAACCAGTTCTCATTTCATCATAAACAACAATATTGGCATTTACTTGAGGAACCGTTCCCACCGCAGCGTTTACGGAATAGCTAGTTAAGTATCCGCTTTGAAATCCGTAGGAGATTCCACCATACTCAATACTGCCTGACATATTGGTGTTTCCCGTATAATCATAAATTGGGTCATCGTAGATGAAGTATCTATTTAGGGAGACTGATTGCTGTGTTGGTCCACCTATTGTGGTTGTGCCATGGAGGTATCCCAGCGGCTTTGTTACAACAGCGGCATTTGAATACGCTATATCTAGATTCTGTATTCCAGAAAGTCGCTGGCCAGAAACAAAGAAATCACAATCATAGTTTGATCTTGTTCCAAACATTATGCTCTTCTAAGTACTCCTCCTAGTCGTTTTTCTTCCGCAATAATTTCTGTTACAGCATCGCGTATCCTTGAAGCAAGTGATTGTGCGCTTCGCGAAGTATTGCCACCCATGTTGGTGGACTGTATGCCATCTTGATTAATGGTAATGCTGATGTTGTTTCCTGAGTCTCCCCGACTCTGCGCTCCAATAAGTCCACCTATCGCTGCCAGCAAAGCGCTACTAGATCCACCGCTGGCTCCCCCTACGCCACTGTTTAGGTCCGCAAGATTGCTTCTACCTATGCGTCTTGTAGCTGCGGCATTCATTACGAACTCCCCACCACTTAACATAGTGGGAACTGTGTCCACTCCTGCTGCTTGCCGAATCACACCCCCAAGGAGTCCGCCCCGCGTCCGAGGGGCTGGATTTGAGGGCGAGTAACCTGCTTCTCTTCCTCTTTCTTCCATATCGGCTCTCATCTTTTGAAAGCTGGGCAATCCGCCGAGACCCAGCAGCCCAAAGAGACCTCCCTGAGCATATCCTCCCGTAGCTAATGAACCTCCAATTGCACCTCCAATCACACCGCCTATTGGCCCGCCAAACAAGCCCCCTATGAGCGCTCCAAAACCAGATCTTCTCCGTCTCTTCTCTGCTTCTCTTCTCTGCTTTTCCGCCTCCCTTCTTCGCCTTTCCAATTCGGCTTGCCTGATTCTTTGTTCAAGTAACCGCTGTTGTTCAGCTTCCCAAGCTGCTTGCCTCTGCTCTTCGCTCTCTAACTGTCTAAAATATAAGTTCAAGGCATTGCCCCTAGCCTCAGTTCTGGCTCGTTCAACTGGGTCTCTGCGCCTTTGGAATTGTGTTCCGCGAATACTTCCAGGTTGAAGTGAAACGACACCAAAACCACCGCCACCTCCAGACCCACCTCTAATGAAGTCTCCAGACCCAGAGGTAACACCCTGTCTGGCAAATCCCATTAGCTGATTCTTGCCCCGCAAAGCTCTACCAGAATATGATGGACTAAATAAATCCCCTACGCTTCCACCATTTGCAAATCCTTGAACACGGCGCTCATTTAGTTGCTTCATGAAGCCAACTCCATAATCAGCAACTGCCGCTCTGCTCATCACAAACTCTCCACCCATCAACATGGCGGGAACGTCATCCTTTCTCCCTGATCCTCCAGTTATTAAACCACCAGCACTCTTGCCAAAAATTCGGCCTATAATTCCACCGCCACCGAAAAGTCCACCGCCGCCACCGCCGCTGAAAATACTATCGACTACGCCTCGCGCAGCCATCTGCATCATTGCTTCAGAAATGTAGTCCAAGAAAGTCAAGCCAGCGCCCTTTAGTGCGTCACCAAAGCTTGCGCCATCCCGTATCGCTTGGAACATTGCTGTTCCCAAGTTATTGGAAAACTGAGAGGACGCATCAACTAAAATGTTTTTGAATTCATCGGCCTGCTGTATTGATCTAGCCATCGCAAAATCCTCTTTCCGAATTGCGTCAGCTAACCTTCCCGCACTATCTATTCCAATTTGCGCCTTAGCCCTAGCAAAGGGATCAGCCGTCAAGTTTGCTTCTAATTGCCGTCCTGGGATACCCCTCTCAATTTCGTCAGCCCTGTTAATTGCCAGAGTGGATAACGAGGGAATTTCGCCAGCGCCTTGTGCAACCTTAAGCAGCGCTTCAGCAGCCTTTAAAGCACCACGCCCTTGCTCTTCAGTTACTTCACTTAAGCCTTTATATTTTTCAATTAAATTCTCAACCTCTTTGATCTCGCTTTTGGTTACATCCTCATTGGTCCTCATATCGACAACCAATTCCTGCATTGCTTTTTGCAAATCCTGAGAGTCCTGCGCTAATGCCACAAACATAGTTGCTGTATCACCCGTAGTTGAACTAAACAACTCTGAGAATTGCCTTCTCTGCTCTGGTGTTCCTTCGGCTGCTCTTTGTTCAAAGATGTTTTCAACCGACCTTCTGACAGCTTCATTTCTGTCGCCCAAATTACCCAAATCCCTTAAGCCACTGCGAAAGTTTGCGTCTCTTTGTTGATCCAGATTCAATCTAGCTGCCGATACAGCATCTCTTGCAGATAAAACACCAACAGCCCTCTCCTGAACGACGCTTCGTGTATTAGCTCCAATTTGTCTTCGCGCCCCCGCTATCTGTAAATCAGCTTGGCGTTTCGCAAAAGCGGTCTTTGCCGCATTTTCTTCTTTACTCAGTAAAAGCTGCGCCGTCATAAGCTCAGCTTTTTGCAGGTCCAGAGCTTCTCTTTTTACTCTATTAAACTGCTCTGCCGCCTTAACCTTGTCTCTTTCAGAATTTAAAAACTTTTCATTAGCATTGACACCCTTTAATATTTCCTCAACTTGGTTGGCGATTTTTTCTTCAGCCACACCCAGTTGTTCAGCTATATCGGTAATTACCTTAGCCCTCTCTTTTTCCGTATCAACCTGATCAAATGTTAAATTTCTTATTGTCTCTGCCGCTTTCTTCGCGTCTTCCTCGTTGCCTGTAACCTCTTCGGTTAAGTTTGCAACTTGCTGCATGGCCTCTGCGGTTGCTAGTAGAGATTTTTCATTAATTTTTCTAAGCTCAACCCGAGTTTTCAGCCTTCCTATTTCGTCCGCACTCGCCTTGCCAAGAGCCTGAGCTAATTCTAGCTCCCTCTCAACACTTGAGACAACATTTAATCTCGTTTTTAGTGCCGTACCTGCTCGCTCCACCTGCCCGAGCGCTTTGGTTATGGCCAGTCTTTTTGCTTCTTCTTTTGCGAGTTCCTTTTGTTCTTTCTGTAAATCCTTTAAACCTTTTAATTCTTTATTAACGGCGTTTTCAGCGGCAATATCATTGATCTTCAATTCAGCCCGAAGGTCTTTCTCCAATTTTAGTCTCTCACGCGCAAGTTGATTTTCAAGCTGCGCCGCTTCCGTCGTCATACCTGCGCCCTCTGCGCCCTCTTGCCGCGCTTGAAGTGACCGAAGAGCTTCCATGCGGCCCCCTTCGGGATCGATTTTCTCAAACGCTTTTTCGAAAGCCTCTGGAGTAAGCCTGTTTGTCAGGCCAGATATCTCTTTGACCATTTGGAGAAAATTCTTTTCTGTAAATGTCTCTCCTGACTTAACCCCCGCACCAATACGATCAATGATATCCATTACCTCTTGGGTCGAAGCCCCCGCTGCAACAGCGACATCAGCAGCACCAAGAAGTGTCTCCATCTTTTGGTCATCCATGCCCTCAAAAACATTCAAACCGCCCAGTGACGTTCTCTTTTGGCCAAAATCCCCCCGCGCTGCATTAAAAATTCTCCCAACAACTCCTTCGACGAATTCTGCCGTTTGGCTACCGAAATCGTCGTCCCGCTCTATGTTCGATATGAGCGCTGCCCGCACCCCGCTCTCCGTTCGTGCTTGAACGTCGGCTTTATCTCCCGCTCCAAGCATTCCAAGATTTATCGCAGCCCTTTCCGCCGCCTTGGCCACCAAATCCTGCGCTTTAGCGTTATTTAGTATAGAATCTTCACTAGTGAGTACGGCTGTGTGAATTAACTTAAACGCTTGTGATGCCACAATAGCAGTGGCGCCAAGCTGTGCCATATTCTTTCCAAACGCGCCAAAGCCGCTCTTAGTTTTTTCAGGCAACATCGATAGGGCCATCAACGCTATACTGGTATTCATAACGCTCTTGCCAAACTGTTCCATGGTTTTTCCAAAAGCGCTTTCCGTATCTGAAAAAGCACCACTTAACATACTAGCCGCAAACATAACACCCAGCATCTTGTCGGCCAGTTTTGATGCGGCCTTATCGGCTTTGTCGAGTCCACCCGTTCCAACCTTTGTTGAACCAAGCCCCTTTACAGTACTCATGCTTCCAGGCCCTTGAGTTGGAAGAATAAAGTTTGGAATATATCCCGCCGCAGCAGCAATCGAACCCGTAGGCTCATCGCGTGTATTGGTCACGGCAAGCCCCATGGGGTTATCAGCATTTCTCAATCTGGCGTCTTGGTTTACCCTTATTTGATTAAGTGGCAAACCAGCGGCCTTCTCTCTCATGACGGCATCTTCCAAGGGGCCGTAACCTCTTGTCGCATCAAAATTTGGGATGTAACCGCCAGCGGCTCTGCGCCCCCCTGTAGTTCTTGTGGTCTTTGCTCTACTCCTCTTAAAAAATTTCTTCATCTCCCCTCGCGTTTGAGCATCTTTTAAAGCCTTCGGAATAAGAGTTCTTACGCTGTCGGGGCTTGCGCTTCTTTTTGCATCAGCCTTTTTTAATCCTTGGGTAAAGCCAAATGCTTTTTTGAAATGCTGATTAGCTGCCCCACTTTCTTCAAAATCAAACGGAGCCTGTTCTGTGTTATGACTTTTGAATTCTGGAATTCCAGAGACGCCTTTTGTGAATAATCTTATAGCAGACTCAAAAAGACCACCTTGCACAGAAGTGGAAAAAATATCAGGGTCTCTTTTTCTGGATCTTGTTTGTGAATTAATTTTGCTAAGTTCATCTGCCGCGAATCCTGCGCCCTGAGGGGGAGGGCCAACCAGCGAACTGCCTAATCGAGCCAAAGGCTCCAAGAAAAGCTCTTCTAGCTTACGTCTAAATTTCCCCTCTTGCTTTTGTTTGCGGATGCCCGATGTGGCATCATTTAGAGACCTAATCTGAACACCTGTAAATCTAAATGCTTCAACCCCAGGAAAGTCTCTCTTTGCCACGGCGGCAGGTTCTCCCACAAGAGTAGATGTTCGCATTTCGGTATTATCTGAAGCCTTCCCTGCAAACAGTGCAGCTACACCTAAAGTGCTTGCTGGGAAATCCAAAACAGTTGACTTTGCGCCAGCTTGTCTTGCGAATACATTCTTGGCTTGCGCCTCAGTAACCTTAACTCCGTCTATGATTCTAGTTTTTCCTGTTCCAGCAAGATTTCTAAATTGACTTAGATCGCGGATACCCCTAGCATTCAACACGGCTGCTGGACCTAGTGCAAAATTGGGAATATATCCTCCCGCCGCCAAACTTCTCGCGCCAGCGGGCATCCCCATGGTTCGCACCATATCCTGATTGAAGATAGCTGAACCACTACCACCAGCATAATTAGGAACAATAAATTCACTACTATTAGCGACCATAGTGCCGCGCTGACCAGCACCAAAATTAAAATTAGGGATTGTAACAGGCCGAGCAGATGATGGCGCACCGCCCACACCCCGCCTGATGTCCTGCTGCTCTGATCCATAACCTCGGACAGCATCAAAGTTTGGAATAAATCCCCCAGCCGCTCTTCCCCGTGGACGACCCGCCGATCCAGCACGACCTGCCGCAACTACAGCGGGAGCAATGCTCGCTGCAATCGCCTGCATTTGCTTCATTGTTGCCAATTGAGCATTAAGCGCCGTTGTGAAAAACTTTGTCTGAGCCGCCCTCTTTTGTTCTACGCTAAGGGTAGAATTTTCTATAGATAAAATCTGTTTTTGTATGTCAGAGTTTTTTAGGAGAGACGAAGCAATTGCTCCTTGGGTATTGGCTATCTCCTTGGCTGTTCTATTTAAACCAAAGAAAGTTTTTAAGGCACTAGCTCCAAAACGAGCAAGGTCAATCGTCAGTTTAGCAATAATCGCGCCAAAGATAGCTAAACCTGGACCACTGAGAACATTGCCAATTCCTTTAACTATACCTCGCGCAAAATCGCTGCCGAGACCCTCGCCTTCAAGGAGATCCTTGATGTTTGAAACTAGACTATTAAAGAACCCAAGGATATTTTTTAAACTTTCTGTAACACCAATTTCCCCAAGCGTATTGGCTAACTCTTTTAGATTGACTGTGGCCTCATTAATTGCGGCAGATAGTGTCTGGTTCAGAGTGACGTTACGAGTATAGGCTTCGTTTGTTGCTCTTGCCGCTACTTCTGTAAGGTTTATAGCAACTTGAGTTTCAGAATTATAATCCCTTAAAATAGCCAAGAATGGCGCAATTTGGAATTTACCAACTAAATTTTCTGCAATTTGCAGTTTTCGCGTGTCAGGCAAACCCTGAATAGCCTTACCTAAATTTTCAATAAGCTTTGTCGCAGGAAGAACAGCGCCTGAGGCATCAGTAATTTCTGTGCCAAGTTCCTGCATGACCTTAAGCTTTTCCAAACTTTGCAGTCTTGTAAAAATAGTTTTAAGCGAGTTACCGATGACAGAACCACCACGCGCTGTCTGCTGTTGAAGGGCAGATATGACACCCACCAACTCATCAAAAGTAACACCTGCCTCAATGGCAACTGCACCAGAACGCTTAATACCTTCAATTAGATCTTTTTCCGACACCGCAGCCTTAACTGCTGCTGCCGCAATTTTATTCAATACCTCTGCGCTAGTTAAGCCTTCGGAGTTAAATGAGTTAATTGCGGCTGTTAGTCCAGAAACCGCTTCTCCCGCACCTAAACCCGACAAGCGAGCAAGGATCATGGCGTCATTAAGGCGCCTTGTTACCTCTTCTGCTTTAAGACCTTGACGACTCAATTCCAAAGCCGCCTGAGCAACCGTCTCAAAGGTTTGCTCAGTATTTCGAGCTACGTCAAATATCTGTTTTTTAAACTTATCTAAATTGGCGGCACTGACATTTAAAATTGTATTAATATTGGCGAGGCTTTTCTCTACCTCAATCGTGGTTTTGACCAACTCTCTAAAGCCTCTAGTGATAGCAGACAGAACACCAACAGAAGCGCCGAAAGCCAAAACGCGAGCGTTTGCGGCCTCCATGGATTTGGTAAACTCGTCGGCTTTTCCAGTAATCCTACCAAGAGGCTGTGAGAGAGCCTCAATGCTTCTGGCGTTTGTTCCAAGATTAATCTTAAGATTCTTGCCCGCTTTTTGAGCAGCAGCCTGAATGCTGGCTTCTAATCCTGTTTGTGTGACTGGTACTTGAATGGGCATAACCGTAAACCTTTGTAGTAATTACACAAAGATTTACACATCTTCCCCAGCTAATCGCATCATTTGTTGCATATTGAGTTTACCACCATGTTTGGCCGCTTCTTCTCTTAAGGAAACATTTGCCCCACCACCCAAATCAAGACTTTGCATGTCTTCTTTTGTTGCGCCAAAAATAGCAGAGGCACTAGCGTCATCCCTCAATCCCCCACTTCCACCCTTAGAGTCTTTGTTCCTTTGGGTTTCGGAAAACGCAATTAACTTCTCGGGGTTGTCTCTAATATTGTCTGGAATATCTTCTGTATATTGAAATATACTATGAAACATCCGACCAAACAAAGCAGTTTTGAGTTGGTAAACAGAAAGGTCTACTATTGGTTTGCCGTAGAATTCTGATGGCTGCTCACACAATGATAAATAAATACCAAAGAATGGTCTCAACACAGCTTCCTGAAGTGAAGTTTCGGACAGCCTTTGATGAGCTTCCTCTTGAATCTTATTAATTTGAGCTACCTGCCAAGTTTCAAGCTCAGCGAATTGATCTTCGCTATACAGACGCTCACTAAGGTTTGGGTCTTTATACAAAGAGAACCTTAGAATTTCATCGTTTGATCTACTAGTCGCGTAGTCGTCTGCGGTCTGCCCTATAATCTCTTTCTTTTTTACTAAAAGATCACCAAGCTCCTTGAGGCGTTCCTGTAGATTATCTCTAATTTCTTGCTGTTGCGAAGGTAGAAAGATAGTTTTGATAGTTTTCTTTAGATTGTCTATCTCAAATCGAAGTGATTCTATCTTCTGATCTTCTTCTGGACTCCAGATGCCATCCTCAATGACACGCTTTTCCCTATCCTCTTGGCTTTCGACACCCCTTGAAAGGGCAATATTTTTATACTTTTCGTAATACTTCTGAAGGTAGCGCTGATCCCTGATATTTATATGTCTAACATAAATCGGACTGCCTTCCAATAGACCTTCGCTGTAGCCATCAAATACCTCACCAATTAGTGAAATGTATAATTCATCATTCAAAGTTCACCCTTTTCCATCTGCTCAATAAGCGCGTTAAACTCATCGGGGCTGGAGGCTTGATTGAAAAACCAAAAGGCTAGAATCGTAGTGACCTTTTTTACCAATTGCAGATAAAAATCATCAGACTGGTCTTCTTTTTTGTAATAGTCCTCTATGCGTTGCTCAAAGTCCTCACCAGTAAAATATGGGGTTGGCGGCTCGTCATCTTCACCCTGAATATGAGTCAACATCAAAGTGTACCAAAGCAATAGCCTGTTTTGCGCCTTCGTGTCGGCTGTATGATCAAAAAGGGTATGCATGGTAGATTCAACTTCAACCATCTTTTGTTTAGTTGCGCCCAACTCCTCCTTAATCTTTTCCAAGCGCTTTTTCTGCTTATCCGTTTTCTTATCAGCAGAATCCAAACGTACATATTCATTCTGTAGATTTAGCACCTCGGTATAAAGCTTGCCGTAATCTTTTGCATCTTGCTCACTAAAAACACCACCAGTGTCACTGTATTTCTTATAGAGCATTGCCTTTGTAAGGATGCCTCTTTTGACACAACGACTCATTTCAACAGAGTATTCTAATTCTGCATCTTCAAGCTCTCTTCTGGACGGGCGCTTAATCCTTACCCGCACAGGCACCTTCTCGGTAACTGTTTTGGTGACTGTTGTTTCCTCGCCAGTTTTCTTGTTTTTGCGAGTGTGACTCTTTTCAACCTGTTTTTCTTGATCGAGACTAAATGCGTATAATTCTTTAAAATCCATATCCTTATTCCTTTATTTGAAGACAAAGCTTACAGTATAATTATCAAGCTCAGATCCTAAATTTCTAATTGATTCGTTACCGAAATCTAAAATTCTTTTGCGAATCCAGTTTACCTTTTCTGGGGTAAAGTGATCAGCGGTATCAATAATCGGGTGATATTCCTTGGGAAGGTTCTCGTAAAGCTTTTGGTAGTGAAAATCATGGTCTTTTTTCATATCCTCCACTAGCAAAAGCATTGTTTTAAACAGTGCAGAAATCTCCCTTTCTGACCTAAGAGCTAATTTTTTTTTCGCGTTCATACCTTAAACCTATCTTATTATATAAATAAAAGTGTAAAAATCAATATGGCGGGATTTTTATCAGCAGATCAAATTAATAAAATTAAAAGTTTAGCAGATACCTTGCATACAACCTTTGCTCAGACAATAACTGTATACAAGAATGCAAAAAAAACTCTTATTGCCTCGACCCCAAAATGGAACTCCCTATACGGTAGAACCAACACGGGTTCAAATAGCTCCGTTGAATACACGACTATTTCTGACACCTTTTCCGCAAGAATCTATTACAAGGACATGGACAAGGAGTTTATGTCGGCGGATAGCGCTGAGCAGGCTGGAAGCCAAAATAAAGTGGTTTTGCCAGATGGTTCTGTAGAGATAGTCGTTAAGGAGGCTGGCTACAATTACATTCGAGAGGCGCGTAGGGTGTATTTCGATGGGCGCTACTTCGCAATTTCCAGCGATGGCAAACCGTCAGGTTTGGTTGATAATCAATTTTTCACATTTGTCCTTACCCCCATTGACGAATAATGGCCATAACGCTTCCACCAGATGTAACAGCAGCGCTTCGAAAACAGGCTCCCAAGGCTATGCGTAGGGGAATGGAGAAGGAGGCCAAAAAAGAATTTGACAGAATCAAACAAGAAATGATTAAGGAATTTTTGGGCAACCCAATTACCCAAGAAATCTTGGCGGGTCCAGATGCGGGGAATATCAGTGGAACCTTGGGCGGTGTATCAAACCTGTTTGCCTTTATTGGTTTTGACAGGGGCGAGCAGCCCATTGGACCAATTTTGGAGCTTTTTGAGAAAATGACCATTAAATTTGAAAGAGAAATTAAAAGGCCAAAAATAGGAAACAGATTCAGAATAGACCTTCCTACAGCAGAAGATATTTTTGCGATAACCCCTCTTCCATGGGCTACAGGCCGCAGTTGGGCGCAGGGGATAGAGCGCGGGCTTTCAGGATTGGGCTATCTCTTGAGAAAAAATAAGGGTAGATCAGGCGCTGCAATCCAAAGCCGTGTAAAAGTAAGGGCAGGCAAGTTTCAAAACTCCCCCTACATATCTGCCTTAATAAGCAAATATAAGAAAAAGTTTGAAGAATTACGATGATCGAGCAATTCCAACATAAGTTAACCACTTCATTTTTTATGTGGTTTGATAATTTTCTCTTGAGCAAAGGAGAGGCTTACACCAATACCACTGGCGAATTTTTCTACTATGATGACCCAAGGGTCGATTCTGACTACAATGTCTTCGGAAGCCCTTATAAACAGTGGGTTACAGACAGTAGCATTAATGGGGTAACGGTTCCAACTGGGGTTTTTGTTGGCTCAAGATCTAATCCGCACAATGGTGAATCTGGCAGACCTGATGGTTTTATTTTTGATTTTGAAAACGGCAGGGTCTTAACACCCACAACGGTTACAAGCGGATCATCTGTTACTGGTTCCTTCGCGGTAAAAGATTTTAATGTTTATTTTACTAATGATACTGAGGATGACTTGATTATCGAAAACAAGTATAAGGTCAATTCTCGCTTACCTTCGGCAGATTATAATTACATTGAGCCTTATGACGACGTTGTTCCCGCTATTTTTCTGTCTGTGGCGCAGGCTGAAAACAAAGGTTTTGCACTTGGCGGAATGATGGACACAGTTGTGCAAGCGAAGGCTGTGGTGATGGCTGAAGACCCCTATCAACTTGATGGCGCTTTATCCATTTTTGCTGATTCGGTCAATGAGATCTTTACATCAATCCCCTTTACAGGATATCCAATCACCGAGTTGGGTGACCTAAAAAACAATTCCTATTCATATTCTGGGGTCAAAGAGCCTTATGAAACCAATACTAGCTTTTACGTTGATAAGGTAAGAACCTCAAAGTTAAGCGATAAGGTCAAAAAATCTTTAGCGAACGAATTATATGTGGGCTTTATAGATTTTGACCTACAACAGCATAGATATCGCTTCTCTTAATTTCATATTTTAACAATAAAACTGTAAACACAAGAAAGAATAATTTATTATGGCCAGAAATAGAGTAATTTACCAATCCGAAGCTCTTTACGTTAGTAAGGATGCATCTTCCACGCTATCGGGCGATCACGCGCAACTAGAGCGTGTGCAAAGCGCCAATTACAGCTTTAACATTAACCGTCAGGACGTTAACCAATATGGCACCTTGGCCCGTATTGGAACAGAAATTATTGAACCTCCGACGGTTACCGCAGACTTTTCCTACTACCTCACCAATGGGTTTAACGAAAAAGCCCTGAACTTCTCAGTTCAAACAGGATTTGAAAACTCTGGAAACTTCCCCTCTGGTCACATGGTTGGGGGAAGTGGTCAAAACCTGTATATTCTTACAGTTCCTGAGGGTGAAGACGCGGATGACGAAACCATGGCGGCTGGCAATCAGGGCCAATTCGTAGGTATAGGTAACTGCTATATTTCTGATTACACCGTCGATCTGGCTGTCGGCGCCCTTCCCACAGTATCTGTCACAATGGAGGGTTCCAACGTTGTTTCAGATGCTAGTATACTTGGCGAATACTTTGAGGTTTACTCGGGTATTACAAGCCCAGCAGTTAACCAAGAATCTGGAACCTCACTTGGATTCAGCGCGAAAATTCCTTTCGCTAAGAGTGGAATCGACATGAATAACCCCTTTCCAGTTGCCCTTCGCCCTGCGGACGTTACAGTATCTCTTGCCAGTCTAGAGGATGACAGCATGGTTGTTATCGATGGTGATGACGAAGCGCATATTCAAAGCTGCTCGATCTCACTGCCTCTTTCCAGAACGCCTCTTAACAGGCTTGGAAGTAAGTTCGCTTATGCGCGGACAGTGGATTTCCCAATTGCAGCCACAATGAGCATTAACGCTATTGTTAACGAGCAGAAAGCCTTGGACCTCGCGGATCGCTTGGACACTTTTGACCAACAGGAAATCAGCGTCGTTATCAAGAACCCTAAGGCCACAGGTAAGGATCTGCCCTTCAATTATGACACTAATAATAACAGGGCGATAGCTTATACGTTTAAAGGCGCTTCTTTGGACAACACCTCAATCTCTTCAAGTATCGGAGCCAACAAGTCTGTAGACTTGACCTTCTCTACTGAAATTGGTGGGGTAAACGATCCTGACCATGGAGTCTTTGTTCACGTTTCGTCGGGCATAGTCAGTGGAGACGCACCAATTTGGGGTCCAAGTCTCTCAAGTAACTATGGATAATAGTTAACTTAAAACAAATTAAAAAACCCCACTTTCCGAAGTGGGGTTTTTTTGTGTAATAGAATAGAGTATGAAAGATAAATCGCCAAAGAAACAGCAAGCGACACTTAAAGAACCTGCTGCAAGTAGCCCCAAGGCTGCACCTAAGACCGCGCCGAAGCCTGCACCCGCGTCTTCTGCGAAGGTGGATTTCGGCGCCAATTCACCCGCTGCCTTAAAGACAAAAATCCTTCAGATGAATGACGAAGAGTTAAAATCTTATGGCAAGCAAATAGGCGTAGCCTTTGATGGTGATAATATTAACTTTTGGATTGCAGCCACAGACAAATACAACAGCCAACAATA